CCTATTGAAGCGCTATTTGTAGCTCTTAAATTAGTAGCAGTTAAACTTGGGGTGCTTATTGATACATTATTTGTGAGTGTATCGTTTTGGAGGGTTTGTATAGTAGTTGTACCTTCTATATTTACTCCTCCTTGTCCTCTAATAATTAAATCATTATCAGTTCTAATAGCTATTTTACCTGGATTGTTAGCTAAATCTTCACCAAAAAATGCTGTTCTAGTTCCATCACTAGTTCCCACATGAACTTGGTTCCATGGATGTGTACTATCTCCTAAAGTTTGAGTGTAAGTAGCATCTGGAGGTAATAGATTAGAATTTACATTACTACTAACATTTAATACTTGAGTACTTACTTCCCCAGTAACTGATAATGTTGAGCCATCAAATGTTAAATTTGCTTCACCATTTATTGTTTGCCCTCCTGTTGCTGTTAATATTCTATTATTAGTGTTGCCTATTATAGCAGGAGCTACACCTGTAGTAGTAGATGAAGTAATAGCTAATGTAGTTACACTAGTTCCATCACCTTTTTCTACCGCATTACTACTTGTTATTTGTAATAAATTTTGGTAGCTATCCTTTATAAATTGGTTCTGTAAATTTGACATATATTAATTTATTTGAGTTTAGCATTCACGGCAACCTGGGTAAAATATATTAGAACCATATGGCATATAAGGGTATTTGCTATCTGCCATTCTTATTCCAGCGCGATTTGCTTGTCTAGCCCATTGATTCCATCTGCTAAATACGAATGGACTTCTATATCCATTTTGAAAATCAGCATATTGTTTTTGGAAATCAGCATTTTGGTTTAGTTCAGGAAACGATGCTTGGTTCTGTATTAAATATTTTGTTAACTTATCTCCGTAAAATTGAGATTTGTTATCTGCGAGTTGTCTTTTCTTCTCAAATAAATCTTTATCTACATTTACACTATTCTCTCCTCCTGTTGGTGTTAATAAACCATTATTACGAGGGCGAATATAAATGTACTCTAATGCTTCCCAATATGAAGCCCATATAAGGTAAGGAACAACATATGAATTAAGCAGGGTATCATATACTCCTGCTAATGTGTTGTTATCTATATCATTGAGTAATTTTTCATACAACGCTGTAGATATAATACGTTGTAAATAAATGTCTTGAGCCGTTGATATTGCTGTAGTTAATAGCTTAGCATCAACGTTATTATTAATATCACTAAATGAACGTAATTTGGTTTCACTTATGATAAGAGTGGAAGTAGGGGGATATGCCATTTTATTTTATTTTAGATTAATACTTCATTAACAACTTCACTATCAGTTTTCGCAATTTCTGTTTCTAATGCTTTATCCTCACCTACTTCAGCATCAATACCTGTTACTACATCAGTTTTAACTGAGCCATCATTAAATAAATTCAATTGTTGAATACCCACGCTAAAATCGGTTGCTGTTGGGTATTGATAATGTAGCATATCCTCTACACATTGTGTGAGTATTTGCTGGTAAGGACGTAGTACTGTGTTAGTAAATAACAAATAGGCATCAATTAATTCTGTTCTGCCTCCAAGTTGTCCTTCTGTTTTAATACCTAACATCATAGGAGAGGTAATACGATGGGCAGTAAGTATTTTTTGCTGAACCATATCGTTTAGGTTCATGTAATATTCATCCGTCCCATTTGAATTAATAGGGGTGATTTGTGGAGCATTATTTGGATCGTCAACATCAATATACATTAAACTACCAGCATTATTAGTTCCACTATATTGTTCTCTCAACATTCTTTCAATTTCCATTCTTTGATCTGGGTCAGCATTCAAAAATGTTGTAATAGCAAGAGATGGAGTTAAACCATTCTTTAAGTTATTACTATGGAAATTATCAGTTTCAATGTCTACTTCTATTGTTCTTAAGGCACCTGCGTAATCAGGTAAAGGATAATATTTTTGTCCTGGTTTGTAAGGGCAATAAACATAAATTTGTTTTGGTTCCTCTGCTTTTTTAGCAGGATTAAAAGTTGGGAGGTAGGGCAACTCAATACTAATGCCGGCACTTTGATATTGGTTATATATCCCTCCTCCAATTCCATATTTGTATTTTTCGGCCCATTCATCGCTAATGTAATAGCCTGGTATTTTACCTGCTTTTGTTTTTTCTTTAGCGCGTAGCCAACTAAAATCAACGTGATATATTTCTGCGATTCTGCTTCTATCTTTACTCCAAATCACTTCTAAAGCATAACCACCATATAATTTAAAATCTAAGGCTAATTTCTTTAATATATCATTCCAACTTTCTTCTTTGTTGGCGTTATCTAACATTGCTGTATGTTCTTTATCACATACTAATCCTTCACCTACTATTCCTTCTACGACAGCATTTATACAAGTGTTATGAATAGAAGAGTTATTATACAAATAAATTAGGAACTCAGGGAAATCATTATGAGGGCCATATTTGTAAAAATCACTTACTTTTTGTTCAGTTGGATAAATCCTGTCATCAGATTGACTGGAATAGTTTATCTTAGCAAATTTAATTTTTTTATTTTCCATTGTTAATAAATATTATGAATTGTAGGTGGAAAAATACGCATTTTCATTTGACGATACATACTTAGTAAATGAAGCTGTTTCATTACTGGATGTATAATATGTAAAGCTACCACTTTCATTCGATGAAATATATGTTGTAAACGAGCCTGTTTCATTATTTGATATATAATTTGTAAATGAACCTGTCTCATTCGTCGATACATACTCAGTAATTTGAGGATCATTCGCACCACTTACAAATATTCTAAGTGTTGATATAGAATCATTTGTTAATCCAGCAGAAGCCCAAGTATAATTAGCATCTTGCCATTCTATATCACTAGTTCCCCAAGTTAATAAATCAGCATCGGCACCATAAGTGTTTAATAAATACCACCCACTTGCGGAAGGTATATACGATGATGAAATTTGAACAACTAAATAGGGGGTAGTAGTTGTTGATATTACATTACCTATTAATGTTTCTAAATTTTGATTATATTCACTTGAACCACTAAAGTAAATAGAGGTAGGTAATGGCGACACAGGACTATTTGGAAGCCAAGCAATAGTATTGATTTGTATCGACTTATCTAGAAACATATGTTTTTATCGCGTTTACTATTGTGTATACTACATTGAAAGGATAGGAACACGTCTCTATGCGAAACGTGCCCTATCCTTCAATATAATCGCTTATAATTAAGCTTGAACGGTAATACCACTCATTCTAGCTCCTAAGCTTGCGCTTGTAGAAGCTGAGATGAATGGGGCAGCGTCAATTTCTCTAGCTGTAAAGGTTAATTGGTATCCATTTCTATCACCAAAGCCAGTTCCAGTAGAACCAGCTGAGGTAACTAATTGAGCACCATAATCTTTACCTACCAAAATATACTTGCTATCGTTGTCGCCATTGTTGGTTTCAACAATAATCTTGATATTTGGGTTTCCTGAGAGTAAACGAACTTGGTTGCGAGTAGAAACTTGTAATTTGAAGAATACAGCGTTAACTGTTTGTTCATACATGATTGTTCCATTTTCAGGAGTTACAGTCATGGTTTCTCCATAATCACTTGTCTCTCTAAACAATTCAAATTTGTAGAATTGACCACTACCTGTAATACCATTTACTAGTCCTTCACTTACAGAATTAACTGCAGTGATAGAACCACTTAGAATGTAGATGTTCTTAATCGAACCTACGTTATCGCGGCATCCTAAGGTAAATCCGCTGGTTATTTGACAAGGAGTTGGCATATTTCTATTTTTTTAAATTGTTTACGTTACGCTATTTCGTTCGATACCCAGAATTCAGGATATGCAATATTCACACCTAGCTTAGTCGCAATTCTGTGACGTAAGGTATCAGTGTTAATATCATACCACAATTGGAACTCACTAAAGTCGCTAAGTAAATCGGTACCTACTACAATGTGTTTGGCAGGGCCTAATACTACTCTGTTCGAACCTTGTAGACCTACTGTACCAACTACTTTGATATTTGGAGAGAATGGATAAGCCATTTCATACAAATTCTTGCGGTTAGTTACAGCACCTGGATCGAAATAGAAGTTATTAGCAGTTCTAAGAGCGGTGATGTAGTTACGGAAGTTAGAAATACTCATGAAGAATGTTAAGTCATCTCTGTTAGCAACATCAGCAGATGAAGTAGCAATCATGGTATCCATGGTAGTTAAAATGCTCGCAGCACTCATAGAAGCGGCAGTAGTAGGAACAGGAACAACACCACTAGTAGAACCAGTGATAATTCTGTTCAAGCCACTTACAGCACAAGTTCCACCGTAGGTAGAAGCTGAACCGCTAACTTGTTGCCATAAGAACAAATCGTTTGCTTTTTGGAATTGGTTTACTAACAATTCACTGTAAGCATTTGCAAGTGCCCATGTTT